AAAAGAAGCTTCGGTATCTTGTCTCACCCCGTGATGCTCTACGCTTCTTCTACTTCCAACTCTTAGCAGGAGATTCTGCTGATGGCATCAAGGGAGCAGCAGGCATTGGCCCTGTAAAGGCCAATAGGATTCTGGATAGTGCCTATGAGGAATGGATGGCCTCTGCTGGCACAGAGGCAGAGCTGGCAGGCTTTTACTACAATGGAGTAAAAGACTATTTTAGCTGTCATGAAGAACTAATGCTTAACGCGAGGTGCTTATATATCTGGCAAAAAGAAAACGACGAGTGGCATCCCCCGTGTGAAGTCATCAGCGGAATGGACACAGGCACGTAAGAAATCGTTCATTGTCTCTGCATTAAGGGCTGGCAGCAGACGCTGGCCCCCACGCTTTGAAACTCTTGCAGATGCAAAAACGGAAAAGAAAATTAATAAAGCAACGGGACGCTTGGCGCAGCACTTCAGATGTGCTGCTTGTCAAGAAGAGTTTCCTGCTACAATGGTTGAAGTCGACCATATCAAAGCGGTCGCCTCAACAGATGGTTTTACTACATGGGACTCGTTTATCGAAAACCTCTTTTGTGGAAAAGATAATCTCCAAATTCTCTGCAAGCCATGCCATAAAGAAAAGACCTTACAAGAAAGGAAGAAATGAAACTACGAATTAAAAGCTTCGACGAAGAGGGTAACATTGTGGTGGATGGCTACATTAATAAACGAGAAATGAGTTTTCTAATTAACTACAGCGTGAATGACCTTCTTTCTGCTGGTGTGCAATTCAATCTAGATGAACCATATGACTCAGGACTTGACGACGAGGATGCAGAGCATCAGCCTTTGCGTATGAAATTCCCAAACATAGGTGATCTAAATTAAGATAGCCGTAATACCAGACACGCAGTGTAAACCAGGGAACGATTTTAAGTTTCTAACTGCCATTGGTAATTATCTAGTAGCTAAACGTCCTGATGTAATAGTTCAGCTAGGTGATTTTGCTGATATGGAAAGCTTATCCTCATATGATGTAGGTAAGAAAACATTTGAAGGTAGGCGGTATAAGGCTGATATAGAGTGTGCCCACGAAGCTATGGATGCTCTATTACAACCTATTAATGCCTACAATAGTAAAGCAAAAGCAAATCATAAGGAGCGTTACACTCCACGTCGCATATTGACGTTAGGTAACCACTGTGACCGTATTAACCGTGCTGTTAATAATGATCCTAAGCTCGATGGGACGCTCTCAATAGACGACTTAAAATATAAGGAATACGGATGGGAAGTCTACAATTTCCTGGAGGTAGTAGTGGTAAACAATATTGCTTTCAGCCACTACTTTACAACTGGCCAGATGGGCCGCCCTTGTACTTCTGCCAATATGATGCTTACCAAAAAGCACATGAGCTGTATTGCAGGGCACCAACAGGGCCTACAACTCGCTACGTCGTACAGAGCAGATGGGGAACGGCTTACAGGAATTATTGCTGGCTCATGTTACGAGCATAACGAGGAATACCTAGGTCCACAGGGAAACAAACATTTCCGTGGAATGGTCATGTTGCACGAAGTTACACCAGAAGGCGCATACGACGTGATGCCAGTCTCCATTAAATATCTAAAGGAAAATTATCTATGAGCACACTAAAAGTTAATGAAACCCTTCGTCGCGTTGTGTCGAAGGATGGTCACGAGATTCGTCTAACCAATGTTACAGAAGTAAATACGTCTGGTAGTTGGGTACGTATTGATTGTGATGAGGGATATGTAATTGTAAATCCTGCTAATGTCCTAGCCTTCATTGTAAAGGGTGAGAAGGTATCATGAGTGCTGTGAGTGAAGTTGATATTCGTGACTGGCAACAGACGGAATTTTGGCCTAAGAATGTAATGTCTCTGGCTACACCAGAAACCGACCCTCTAGGACGATCTCCAAACGAGCCAGGGGCTAAGCTGGATGCAGGCAAGGCTCCTGTATTCCGTGGTCTTCTAGACTACTTCCCACGAGCCTGTATGGCTATTGCAGAGGTGTCTGAAGTAGGAGCTAAGAAGTATACCTGGAAGGGCTGGGAGACAGTGCCTGACGGATATGCTCGCTATTCAGATGCTCTAGCACGGCATATGCTAAAGGGCACATATGAGCTGCTCGACAGCGACACCAATCTAACCCATGCTGCGCATGCTGCATGGAATGCTCTAGCTAGGCTTGAGCTTCTAATGAAGGACAAGACATAATGAATTTCGGTGCAGCAATTGAAGCCTTGCAAAGTGGTTGTAGGGTCCAACGTTCTGGTTGGAACGGTAGGAATATGTATCTGGTATTAATCCCTGGAGGTACGACAGAATATCCTACACTTGAAAATGGTAAGAAAACGGAAACTCTCCCTTGGATTGGAATGCTCACGGCACAAGGGAATTTTGTTCCCTGGCTGGCTTCTCAAACAGACATCCTAGCTAACGATTGGCAAGGAGCCCTGTGATTTACCTATATGCTTATTACACTATTGTATCTCTGTTCGTTGGTTTGCTTGGTTATTCTGCCTATCAAACTTCCGGCTGGAAGCCTCGCCTCCTACTAGGAGCAACAGCAGTTTTCGCAGGAGCAACAGCGACTATTGTAGGTCTTCTATTCTCTTGGACTGGCGAAGGCTTTGGCTTCTTTGCTGGTGTGCTACGTGCTATGGGGGTCGCTATCTGATGACAGATAGCTTTGTCTATGGATAAATTCGAGCTTCTAGAAAAGCTTAGGCAGCTCCCTGAAGAACTTCTCCTAGACCTATTAGGGGTGACATCAGCGGAGCTTGTTGATGCTTTCATTGATGAAATTTGGGACCAAGAGGAAAAGCTGCACGCTTATTTTGACGTATGAAAGTAATTATTGCTGGTAGTAGGGATGGCGTGTGGCCTGAGCTAGTCTCCACAGCAGTGCTTAGAAGCAACTTCAATATTACAGAGGTTGTATCCGGCAATGCCCGTGGTGTAGACCAGTGGGGAGAGGCTTGGGCCACGGAACACAACAGAGATTTGATGCTATTTCCTGCAAAATGGAAGGAATTTGGTAAAGGTGCTGGATTTAAGCGTAATGCTGAAATGGCAGAATATGCTGATGCACTAGTTGCTGTGTGGAACGGCACCTCCAATGGTACAAAACACATGATTACAACAATGCAAAAATTAGGTAAGCCTGTTTATATTTATAATGTCAAAGACGCAACGTAAACGCTTACAACAAGAAGACGCTCTCTCTAAGAACAACGGACACGATGTTCGATATAGGAAGCGTCTAATGGACGAGCAAGAAGCCTACGAGGAACTAAAGCGTTCCCTTAAAGAACTAGAACATGCAAGAAACGAACAGCCTCAAGTCGACAGCTAAGCTAGTGTGGATAACGCCACAACCAGAGGAGGTTGTAGCGTATTGTGCTCGGGTGTCCAACCCTGCAAACCAGGACAAAGAAGTAGGGAACCTACTGACCTATTGCCTGAAGCATGGGCACTACTCAGTATTTGAAATGGCTTCTGCATGTGTAGAAATTACAACAACTCGTGACATTGCAAGACAAATATTACGCCATCGCAGCTTCTCGTTCCAAGAGTTCTCTCAGCGTTATGCAGAGCCTTCTGCCCTCACAGATGAATATGTATTCCGTGAGGCTAGGCTACAAGACACTAAGAACCGTCAAAACTCTATAGCGACTGACGACGAGGAGTTGCAGAATTGGTTCGACTATCAACAGCATTCAATTCAATTTGCAGCAAAGCAGGTCTATCATGAAGCCATTGCCCGTGGAATTGCCAAAGAGCAAGCTCGTGTGGTGCTTCCTGAAGGGCTTACAATGTCTAGGCTTTATATGTCAGGCAGCATTCGTAGCTGGGTGCATTACTGTGGCCTTCGCAGTGGGCATGGGTCTCAGCTTGAACATACTGATGTGGCTAAGCAGGCTGCACTACTACTAAAAGAACATTTCCCTCTTTCTGGAGAACAACTATTTCCAACATTGTAAACAACGTCCTGAGTTTCAACGAATATCAACAGAAGATTGAGACGTTCCGTCTTGATTCATACACACCAGAAGCTGCTGTAATGGGGCTCATTGCTGAAACTGGTGAGGTGGCAGCAGTGTTCCAAAAGCTCATTCGTGGTGACTTCCCACCAGATGTAGCAATGACTAAGCTCTATAAAGAGCTTGGCGATTGTCTTTGGCATTTGGCTGCTGTAGCTAATGACAACAATTGGAAGCTGGAAGAAATTGCAGCAGACAACATTGAGAAGCTAGAGAGTCGTAAGCTACGAAACGTCATCATGGGAGCCGGGGATGCTCGCTGAGCTACTTAATGAGGTGGACTTTACATCTTATGAAGAAAGTCACATCCAAGGTCAAGGGTGTATTTATTTCTTAAGTGGTGAGCCACAGCAGGACTCCCCTGCTGTTGTAGATAATGAAGGAATTCCTATGCAGAAGCAGGAGAAGAATAAGATTGGATTTTACTGATGGGAGAGGCAAGGGTATTAAAACCAAATCCAATGAAGTGCCCTGTTTGCGGAGGGAATCTAAAGAAGGGCTTCTGCATTGTCTGTTACGTAAAGGAAAAGAAAAATGGATAACCTAAGCGCATATGTCTTCAAGAGCCGATATGCTCGATGGTTGGAAGAGGAAGGACGTAGAGAAACCTGGGCAGAGACAGTAGCACGTTACTGCAAGTTCTGGCAGAACAGGTTTGGTGAAGCATTTCCATATACGACAGTGTATGATGCTATTTACAACATGGAAGTTATGCCTTCCATGCGAGCATTGATGACCGCTGGTCCTGCTTTAGAGCGTGACTCAATTGCGGGGTTCAATTGCTCCTATGCCCCTATTCAGGATCAACGAGTCTTTGACGAGATTATGTACATCCTGATGTGTGGTACAGGAGTAGGCTATTCTGTAGAGAGGCAGTATGTCAACAAGCTACCCGAAGTTGCTGAATCCTTTCATGACACAGACTCAGTGGTTGTCGTTGCCGATTCAAAACAAGGATGGGCAAGTGCTCTACGCCAACTTATCTCGGCCCTCTATGGTGGGCAGATTCCCAAGTGGGATGTTAGCAACATTAGGCCGTCAGGCGCAAGACTTAAGGTATTTGGTGGACGGGCGTCCGGTCCTGCTCCTCTTGTGGAACTGTTCAAGTTCACCGTGCAATTGTTTAGGAAGGCCGCTGGTAGAAAACTCACGTCTGTCGAATGCTCAGACCTTGTTTGCAAAATTGCAGAAGTCGTCGTTGTGGGCGGGGTGCGGCGGTCTGCACTTATTTGTCTATCCAACCTGTCTGACGACCGAATGCGCAACTACAAAAACGGACAGTGGTACGTAGACGACACACAACGGGCATTGGCTAATATCTCTGCGGCATACACAGAGAAGCCAGATATGTCCACCTTCATGGACGAATGGAAAGCACTATATGACAGCAAGTCAGGAGAGCGTGGAATCTTTAATCGTGTTGCTGCAACAAGAGCAGCAGTGTCGTTTGCGGAGTTATTGCACAAAGCCCCGTAATCACTTGAATTTACAGCCAGGGCATCAGGAGTACTCGCGTTTTCCGTTGTTGCCACAACTCGATAATCCAAAGCCGTGCTACTTGGCATCAGAGTTACGGAATCATACTGAGTTGACATCGTATACGAACCAGCACCATTTACCGTACCACCAGATGCAGCATTGATTGTGATAACAATCGCTGTTGCAGACAGATTCTTGACAACAATCTGTTCAGAGGCAGGCTGATACCAACCAGGCCAAGGCAAGGTTAAGGCGCAATTACTCACACAAGTCACTTCAAAGTAGCGCGGTCCCGGGTTCGCAAAAACCGTCGAAGTTGTGACTGAGACAATCGGAAAGTAAGCATCTGAGCGATAAAGTTGCTGATCTGTGCCAGAAGTTGTATTTCGATAAGCTGTCTGTTTCGCGCCCCCAGCGATTCCCGGCCCCTGCCCGCTGATCGAAAGCGGCGGCAAGTCGTTTGCGTGAATAGGCAGTGAATTTGCATAAAACGATGCTGGAGAGTTTGCAAAAACGGTCGAACTGTCAATTGTCCCTTTTCCAAAGAACGGCGGAAAAATCCCCGTAGTAATCTCGTACCGCATGGCAATGTAGCTTCCACTCGAAGCCGCGTCACCAGCGAATTGATTGTGACCGCTGAACGTTGAAACTGAGTTGTAGCGATGATCAATGCCCCCGGCTTTTGCACTCTCAAAGTTTGTGTTTGGCCACTGCGCAAAGGCGGAAACATTTGCAGCATCACCCTG